CTTGGGCCAGTAGCTGCCATTCTTGTCCCACCACCCGGCATCCTTTGCCATCTTGACCGTGACTTTCGGGCCTTCGACCTTTTCGCCGGTGAGCTTGTCCACGCCGATCAGGCGGCAGCCCCAGTTTTCGGTGCCTTCTTCGCCCTCCATGCGGTAGCGGGTGCGGCCTGCAAACTGGCCGCTGTTGTCGATGAGGGCCTTACAGCTCTTGCCGCTCCATGTAGGCATACCGTGGACGACGTAAAGGTTCTGCATGACGAAGAGGTGAGAAACGCCCATGCGAAGGGCCATCTCGCAGGCGATAGCGCACGCGCCGGGATTGCCGGTGTAGGTCTGGGGCAGGAAGCCTGCGGGAAGCTGCGCCATAGCGGCGGCTTTAGACTTTGCAAGCATCCAGTTGCGCTCGTCAATGGTCAATCCCTGAACCTTCTCGGCGTAGCTCTGGCGCTGCTGCAGCTGGATAGGTGATGCAGGCGCAGGCACCTCTGCACTCTGGACGACAGCTGCATTCTGGTCGAGCATCTCGATAGGGGTCTGGTTTTTCTCAGGCATGATGAATTTCCTCCTCGGTAAATTTAATATCGATGATATTGGCGTAACGCTTGATGGCGTCAAGCTCGGATTTAGTGCAGCGGAAGACGAGCTTCCGGTCACGCGGCTCTTCTCTGCGAGTAAATCGGGCGAAGAAATCGTCATCGTACTCGTCCAGTGTGTAACCATTACCGTGGCCAACGCCCGGCTGCACAAGGCTGACAGTGTAGGGATTCTGCGCCGGGCCTTTGTAGTTGTCCGGCATCCCGCGAATGACGGCCTCCCGTAGCATGGTGCGGTACTCGGTCATGTAACAAAAATCTATGGATTCATACGGCTCAGGCATGATTTCTTCGCCAGCAGCGGCATGAACGATGTCAATGAGGCACATGAGCTCACCGACCCGGCGATAAATCGAGTCGATTGTGCGGCGGGTCTCCTGACTGCCCAGCTGATGGCTGCGGGCGAAGCCGGTGAACAGAGCCACAGCATAGTTGACGTCGCTGGTGAGCTTGTTGCCGGTGCTGATGAGTCGAAACAGCACATTGTCGTTCCCGATGTACTGAAAAATGCCCTCGGCCTTGTTTGACAGGTCTTTGATTCGCGCTCTGCGGGCTAACGGATTACTCATCTTCCTCACCTCCGTCATATTCCGGCGGCTGACGGCAGAGCCGGGCCGCTTCCTCACGGATGCTGTTCAAGGTTTCACATAAGCTGGCAAAGGTCGTTTCCAAGTCCTCGCCGACCAGGCGGGAGTAACTGCCCTTTCCGGTGTCCCATGCACGGCGGCAGGAGAAGGCGATGCTATTGGCGTTTTCGAAATCTGCCTGTGCAGCGTCGCTGATTTTGGAGTGGAGGGCCGCTACCTGCTTTTTCAGGTCTGCGTTGTCCTTGGCAAGCTCTGCGTTCCGGGCATCTGCAAGGCCCCGTGCCTTTTCTGCAGCGCGACGGTCAACTTCTTCTTCGTCGATGACGCCCACGATGGGCTGGTGCTTCAGGGCCTCTTCTGCGTCGTTTGCCCGCTGCGACATCTGAGCGCACTGCTCTTGTAACCCATCAATGTCGGCGTGGGCGGCTTCCAGCTGGCTCTCGGCGGTTTTGGCACGCTGCATCGCCTTGTCGTAGGACTTCCATGCTTCTTCCTCCCGGGTATTGGAGGCGTCCAAATTTTCCTTCAGCTGGGTGTTCTGCTCGCGCAGCCCTGCTACATCCGCTCGGACGGCTTCCAGATGGCTCTCAGCAGCATTGGCCCGCTCCTTCTCGGCTTTGATCTGCGCCAAAAGTTCCTGCACCCGCTGGCTGTCTCCGGCGGCTTCGACCACCTGCGCGACACACCCGCTGCGGGCGATGAGGTTCAAATCTTTGCGGGTCAGCTCGGGCAGCTGTTTTAATTGGTCAATCGTTGAACCATTAAAAGATTCTCCGGTCTGCACCATATTCCATGCACCCGACTTGCTCATACCCTTGCTCTCATACCACTTTGTCCATGTACCGCCGCCATACCGCCCCGCCTTGGCAGTCAGAGCGTGGATGCGGGCGAGGTAGATGCAGGAGATCAGGTATTCGTCCTGCGCCGCGCCATAGTGCAGATCAAACTGCTGGTCGGCTTCGGTGGCCTGCTGGGATAAATCGCCCAGAGCGGAGAAGTCAAAGCTGGGGGCAGCTGCGGATGCAAAAGAAGTCTCCGCAGGAACAACAGGGGCCGATGCGCTGCTCTGCGGGGACAGCGCGGGGGTCAAGCCTTTTGCAGCCGCCTCGCCCGCCGAGGTGGTCGGTGTTGCCGCCGCCGAACTGCTGGCAGCAGGGCTTGTCATGGTCGCAGCAGCATCCGCATTCTGGGCAGGTGTACATGAGAAAATCTCCTTTGCTTTTTTGATGTCAGCAAGAATCTTTTCCATTTCCTGCTGCGGTGTCATGTCCTTGCGGCTACCATTCGGAGTAAAGAACTGATCAAGCAGCTCTCTTTTTGCGGCAACGCCTTTCAGATTCTGGGTGCAGGTGATAGTCAGGCAGTAACGGCCATCAGATCCATAGTCCGATGCACGAATATCTTTGGAAAACGAGCCAAAAATCTCTCTGTCTGGATAAGAGTCTTTGATCCAGGAGGAGACCTGAGACAGAAAGTCGAAGTCCAGACTATGCACTCGACAAGTGCATTTATCCTTGATAGAGCCAGCGAACTCTGACGCATAGGTGAGGGTCTTACTCATCCGGCATTCGTAGCCCTGAGTCTCCCGGCTGACAGTTCTAGCACTTTCATCCCATTGATAGTTTCCGTATGGCATGGCGTAGGGGCATCCCCAGCACTCATGGCCGGGTGCATAGCCGGATAGGCGGTTGCCAGTGGTACTGGCATCGGTGGATTTCTTTACTCGCCGTCCGCATTTGCAGATATAGGTAGTCACACTCTCACCTCCGTGTCCTTCAGGCGGTCCAGCATCTCGGCCTGCAGGTCTTTGTTCAGGGGCTGGAAACGGTTATTTCGCCAGCCGTAGCAGAGGATAGTGCCATAGATGGGCTGGCCGCGATAAGTACGGTTCAGGCTCTTGCCGTAGATGGCGTACACCAGCACCGCCGGGGTGCGGGGCAGAACTTTCTGCTCGCAGGGACACTGCAAAAGCGCTTCCATGCCCTGCAGCGTGTCCGGCAGGGTAGTCACGACCGGGTCTTTGCCCGGCTCGATAAGAATACCTTTCATCTCTTGCTAAAACCTCCAAAGTGTGTTATTCTTCGGGGTGATGGGGCGTTCAAACTCATCATCCCTTTGCAGGCTCGCCGGTGTTCCAGCACCGACGGGCTTTTTTGCGTTCATGCGTCCCTCCGGTTCTGCCGGTACTCCGGCTCTTCGGGGCGGGCGTGGCGGCGGTCGATGTACTTGCGGCGCTGAGCCTCGCGCTCTGCGGCATGGTCGCCCAGCCGGGCAAAGAACAGCGCCAGCAACAGCAGCACCATCGCGGTGATGAAGTCGGTGCCGGAGATGACCCCGATGGCTTCGATGCTGCCTGCAAAGCCAAGTGCGTACAGCATCCCGACGGCACCGCTGGCCACCGCCAGCCAGTAAAAGACGCCAGATTTGATTCTCATGCGGATGCCTCCTTTGCAATTTGCGGGAAGAAATACTCCCCGATTTTCTCTTGCGGGATATGGAGCACCTGACAGATAGCAGTAATTTCCCTCGGAAGCCAGCAACCGCTGTCTTCCGGCGCGTTCAGGCGCTTGCTCAGTGTACGGTCACAGATACCCGCCAACACAGCCAGCTCCTGCTGCTCCAAGCCTTCGTCTTCAATGAGGCGGCGGAGCTTGAGGTAAGGTTTCTTCATCGTGCTGCCCTCCCCTCTCACGCTGCGCCGCCGGGACGGCTGTCCATCTTCTTGAGGCTGTTGACCAGGTTGATGCTGCGGGCGGCAGTCTCCATCTGATCAAAGTCTTCCGGGGCCATGCCTGCGCACATATCGTGGAGACGGACGAGCCGGGTGGCTTCGTCCACGGTCAAGCCGTAGGCGGCGGGGTTAAGTGCAGACTTCTTCATAAAAAAATCACTCCTTTTTCTCGGTGGTGAAGATGTCGGCCATGATCTGGTCGAACGCGGGAAGGCCAAAGGCGACGATCCTCAGCTGGTCAATGCGGCTGCCAAGCTCGACGGTGCGTACCCGCCCAAACTCGGGGTTGGAGAAGATCTGTAAGTCGTTCATGTGATTTTGTGCCTCCTTGTGGGTGGCTCCCTTTCCGTGCTATACTGGCACAGGAAGGAAGTGTAAAAATGCTTGATGAAAAAACGCTGAAAGTGCTTGAGTTCCTGAATGAACACCCGGATAAATGGTTCTCGCTCGAAGAGCTGTGTGAAAATGGAGTGCCTGCGGATTGGGAAACATTAAAATGGATGCAAGAGCGCGAAATGGTCAGAAAACAGGAGTCCGATGACCCCGTAGGCAGAGCATTAGGGGAAAGAACTTACATTTACCGTTTTGGTGCGGCAGGAAGAGTAACTCTGGAGGAACATAAGCATTCCGTTCGAACGGAAAGGCGTGCGAACATTGCTATTGGTATATCGCTGTTAAGCTTGTTCGTCTCAGTGTTTACCTCGTTAAGAGGATAAAGACGCTGATTGCGACCGCGAAGCCGGACAGTGCGAACGAAATCAAGAATTTATCATTGGTGCGTGTGTTGATTTCGTCTTCTTTTAAGCGCATCAAGTGATTGGTTGCGTTAATTTCGCGCCAAAGCTCTTCCCAGTCACTTTTATCGTTACTGAGGAATTTCGAATTGACTACGGATTGATCAGAGCCAAGGATTCTGTGGTCGCGCTCAGTTTTTACGGATGCAGAAAGCAGACTAATGATTCGCTCTGCGTCCGAAAAACTGACATTTTCGCTCTTGAGCTGCTCGAACAGCTTGAGGGCGATCTTCTTTAAGCGCTCGGCGTGCTCGCGGCGTTCTTGGATTTCTTTCTGGATGTTGTTGTCCATGTGGTTCACCTCCTTTCGCTGAGATTATGTTGCAATTTGTTGATTGCATGACAAGTATAAGCCATTAAACAACATTTGTCAAGGACAGATTTGTTGATTTTTCCAACAAAATGTCTTGACGTGCTGATTGGTACCTGCTATAATGATGGCAAAGGAGGTGAACAAAATGACGATAGGCGAACGAATTAAAGAAGTCAGAAAAAATGAAAAGCTGACTCAGCAAGAGTTTGCTGACCGGCTGAACCTTAAACGGAACACAGTCGGCAGCTACGAGGTTAATGTTGTTGAACCCAGCGACCGTACTATTAAAGACATCTGCGATAAGTTCGGCGTCCGCGAGGAATGGCTGCGCACCGGTGAAGGCGAGATGATGGCGGCAGATACCCAGTCGGACAAAATCGCCGCGTTCCTTGGCGACCTGACCCGGGATGACGATGGCAATTTCCGAAGGCGCTTTGTCGAGATGCTGGCCGACCTCAGCCCCGCCGATTGGAAGCTGCTGGAACGCATGGCCGAAAAATTGACACAAAAAAAAGAGCACCCGTAGGTGCTCAAAGGATGCGATATGTCAGCTGATCAGGCGGCTTGCGTATATCCACACAAGCCGCAGTTTGCGAAAATCCGCTTTCTCAAGCAGTCGCATAATAGCATCGATGTAGTCTTGACGTGTCATTGTCTGCTTGCCTCCCGCAACACGTTGTTTTATTTGCCTATATTATACAACTAAGTAGTGTTTCGCGCAAGAACAAATACTTGAGCAAAAATCGAACAAAAATTGAGCTTTTTACAATGAGGAGGGAAAACATGAAAAAGATTGTCTCTTTGATGCTGACCGTGGTGCTGTGCCTTGCGTGTGCAGTGACGGTGTTTGCCGACACCGAGTACAAAGTGGGGCGGGATGTGGAGTTTTCCGGCCAGACGGATTTCGACTACTTCTATACTTATACAGACAAGGACGTGAATTATAAGTGTTTCTCTGTCGTGTCTGCGGAAGGCCAGCGCTTCTATGCGGCGGTCAAAGAAAATCTGTACGAGTATTACAGAGCTACGTTTGCGGGCCAGAGCCTTACACTGAATGGTGCCTATCAGCGTGCGGCAGATGATGGCTCTCCGGTTATCAAAATTCGCACGCAGATTACGTTTGATGAGAAAGGCAAGAAGGTCTCCACCTTGCTGGATGAGTTGCTCGTGCCTGTGCTGAAAGCAAATGCGGATTCCCTTGACTTCCAGACTATCTATGATGTCTTTGATGACCGCGCACTTACCGTTGCGAATGACGGTTCTTATATCACGTTCGATACGAATCCGTATAATTTTAAGGATAGTTTTCTTTTCACGGATGTTGTTTTGAGAGAAATCAAACTCGCAAACCAAATTTATGGCCTGCCGGACTGGCTTTATGAGGAGATGGTCAGCACAAAAGCGCTGGATGGCCGTCAGAAGGAGTCTTTTGACCGTCTGACAGTCACATGGACTTACTCTCCCAACACTGGACTTGAGGTCACCTATCGTAAAAACAACTGAGTCAACCGTCTTGTTAATTGAATATACAAAAAACTCCCCCGGTGCTACCAACACCGGAGGAGTTTGAAGAATGGCTTGCTCACGAGGAACAATACCAGCCTAGACAACTGTATTGTACCACCTCCGGGCAGGCTTGTCAAAGTGTACCCATATGGAGGTGTATTTTTATGGGAAAGCGAGTCAATACCGCCGTTTGGCTGGAAAAGCAGCAGCGCTGGCAGATCAAGGTGCAGAAGGACGGCGTGCGCAAGACCTTTACCAGCGCAAAGCCGGGCCGTACCGGCCAGCGAGAGGCAAACCGCAAGGCAGACGCCTGGCTGGATGATGGCATCAGTAACACTACAAAGCGCTGCTCTGAACTGTGGGATGATTTTCTCATCTCAGCAAAGGCCACCGCAGGCGGCAGTTATGTAGAGCAGATAGAGAAATTTGGACGGAACTACATACTACCGGTCGTTGGTATCCGCCGTATCAGTGACCTGAACGCCGGTATGCTGCAAGATGTCCTGAACCGTGCCTACAAAGAGGGCTGCTTGAACCCGGACAACAAACGTAAGAGCAAGGGCAATCTCTCCCGCAAGACGCTGCAGGGCATCCGGAGCGTTGAGATGGCCTTCGTCAAGTGGGCGCGGCAGCACCAGTACACCTCTCTGCGGCCCGAGGATGAAGTCGTTGTCCCAAAGGGGGCAAGAAACAAGGGCAAGAAGATTTTGCAGCCAGATTCTCTGCGGATATTACTTTCCACTGACACACGTGTTGTCCGTGGAAAATTTGAGATAGATGAGAATATCCACGCATACCGCCTGGCCGTCATGACCGGCCTGCGCCCCGGCGAATTACTGGGCTTGCGAGTGGGCGATGTGGACGGCCATAGGTTGCACCTCTCCCGGGCCATCAATACCCGAAATGAAGAGACCCACGGTAAAAACGAAAACGCCATCCGCGTCGTAGTGCTGCACCCGCTGGCGGCGGCAGAACTCAAAGCTCAGCTCCAACAGCGCACCTTCGAAGAGGAGCGCCCCTTGCGCTATGATGATCCGGTGTTCTTGCTGGACAACGAGCAGAGCCTATACAACTACTGGAGATTCTACCAACGCTGTAATGGCATCGATCCGCCCATCAGTCTGTACGAGCTGCGGCACACCTTCGTAAGCATGGTTGAAGACACTGTGTCCCCTGCCCAACTCCGTCGCATGGTTGGTCACAGCCGAAGTATGGATACTTATGGTTGGTACAGCCACGCCGTCGAGGGCCGCGCTGATGCTGCAGCGCTGGCGGTATCTGCCGCGTTGGCAGAGTATTTCCCAAAGCAAAAATAACCCACTCTCAAACCCACTTCTAGGCGCAGAATTGTGCGCACTGTTGCTTCAATGAATCCTGTGTGAAGTGAAAAGTGGCTTGTCTCCTATGATTTTTCAGTTCGCCAGTATAGGTGTGCGTGAATGCAAGTTGTTCGAATCCACCCGCGCCCACCAAAAATGCTCAGCGTATGAAAGTACGCTGGGCTTTTTGTTTTATAAAAACCTGAAGTTTCACTTTCTAGGGTGGATTCGAACAGCATCGGCCGCCGCTATACGTCCCGGCGGCAAAAAGGCCCCTGCGGGGCCTTTTTAGATGCGCGGCTTGCGTAATCCACCCGCGCCCATGAAAAAACCGCTGGTGTAGAGATACACTGGCGGTTTTCTTTTGCGCAAATGTCAGACTCACACGGGCGGGCGGATTCGAACAGCATCGCCCGGCGCTTTGCGTCCCGCCGGGCAAAAACAGCCCCCGCCAAGGGGTCGCAGAAAAATCGGCAAGCGCAACTCGTAAGGCCCGGCGCTTCGCGTCCCGCCGGGCAAAAACAGCCGCCGCACGGAAAGCTCCATGCGGCGGCTGTTCTCATTTTGTTGAATCCTCGGGAAAAATTACTTCACGTACTCGACGGTGTACTCGAAGCCGTACTCTTCCTGCAGCTTCTTGACGGCAGGCTCGCAGTCCTCGATGAAGGTGGGAGCGTAGACGGAAGCGCCGTTGTGGGCCTTCTTGTAGTCCTCAACGATCTGCTGCAGCTTTGCCCAGCCCTCGTTGGCCTTTGCCTGGTCAACGCTGTCGGGGAAGTTGATGATGAATTCGCGGTGAGAAGGGATACGAGCTTTCATAATAGAATCTCCTTATGAAAAAATATGATTTCGAATTTATACAGAAACAGGAAAATGCCCTGAATCTTACAGTTGGTAAACAGTCCGGGCGTTCTGCGCCGTCTGGCGGAAGACTTCTTCCGGGCTGATGCCCTTGACGCTGGCGACATACTCGCCGACGTACCGGATGAGGGAGCTGTCGCAGCGGATGCCGCGCACCGGCTCCGGGGCCATGTAGGGGCAGTCCGTCTCGAGGACGATCTGCTCCAAAGGCAGAGCCGCAATGGCCTTTGCCGCCCGTTTGGCACCCTTGAAGGTGCAGGCACCGCCGAAGCCGAAATACAGCCCCTGCCGGGCCAGCCACACGGCGTCGTCCGCACTGCCGGAATAGCAGTGGACGATGCCCTTGGGACGGTACTTTTTCAGCAGGGCGTAGACGTCGGCGTGGGCGTTTCGGTCGTGGACGATGATGGGCTTGTCCAGCTCAAGCGCAAGGCGGATCTCCGCCTCAAACAGCGCCAGCTGTGCGTCCTTCGGCACAGGCCAGTGGTAGTCCAGCCCGCACTCACCCACAGCGACCACTTTCGGGTCGTCGTAGCAGGGGGCAAGAGCTTTCATTTCAGCGGCCCAGTCGCCGCCAAAGACCGAGACCGTGGGGGCAGGGCCTTCCTCGCCGCAGTCCTCGGGGGCCAGCAGGCTCTCGGGATGGATGCCGATGGCGGCATACACCCACGGATAGCGGTGAGCCAGCTCCAGCACCCGGGGCGCGTCCCCCGAGTGGGTGGCCTGCTCGCAGACGCCGACCACGCCCTTTTCGGGCAGGCTGTCCAGCAGAGCGAAGCGGTCGGCGTCGAAGGCGCGGGCGCTGTAGTGGGCGTGGGTGTCGAAGATCGGGCCGGTCATTGCTCCTCCTTCTTGGCGGGGGCTTTGTTCACCAGCCAGATGCCGACGCAGACGAACACCAGTGCGGCCAGATACTGCCAGCGGAACAGCGGTTCGCCGTTGAGCACAGCGCTCAGCAGCACGTTGACCACCGGGTTCACGAAGCCGAAGATGGCAATGCGGCTGACGGGGTTGTTCTTCATCAGCAAGGCCCAGAGCAGATAGCCGGCGCCGCAGATGAAGGCCAGATACAGCAGCACCAGAATGCCCAGCGGCGTCACACTGCCCAGACGCCCGCCGAGAGC